GAAATAAAAAATATTTTAATTACAATTGTAAAATACTTATATATTATGTTAATAATCAAAATCGAAAAAAACATCGAAACTGCTTTAAAACTTTACAAAAATAAAGTTAATAAAATAAAGCAGATACAAAAATTGAGGGAGAGACAGGAATTTGTTAAACCGTCAGTTAAGAGACGTAATCAAGTTTCAAAAGCAACTTACATTCAAAAAATTAAAAATGGTCTTGATTAATCAAGACCATTTTTTAATTCTACCAAACTGTGGTAATTAATTCTCGAGGGTTTTTTACTGTTAACCTCTTGTTTAACTTTATTCAATTTATCTTTTATTTCTGAGTCAGTTGATTCTGAAATTAATGTATCAATTTTTTGATTTAAAGATTCTTTTAATTCTAATGTTTTCATTTCAATTACATCACCTGGCATGGACAGAATATCCCTCAATGTTTGTTTTTGTTCTTCTGTCAAATTGTTATTGTAAAGTATATTGAAATTATTAACCAATACCGCCTGTAAAAGATTTTCGTTGTTTGTGTGTAAAGTCTTTTCCAATACAACCGTTTCCTTTTTTGTGGTTAAATGTTCAAATAATTTTTTCTTAGAAATAACTTTTTTGTCAATATTGTTTAATGTATCTTCTTCTGAAAGTTGGTCCAGTATTGAATAGATTTCATTTTCTTCAACCTCCACATTTTTTAAAGATTCATTTAAAGTTTTAGAAAACTCTCTTACTTTCTTCGATTTTGTTTTTAGAACTGAAGACAACTCCTCAACAAATAATCTTGCAACTTCTTTATCCTCAAAATATTTGTTTTCAATTTGTTCATAGAACAAGTACATTTCTCTAAAGTCATTATTTCCTTTAATCGACTTTAAAATATTCTTCATCTCTTTTTTATTTTTGGATGAATAGGATTCAGTAAGTTTCCCTAATATTTTTGTTTTTAATTTTCCAAAAGTGTTCATTTCTAATCGTTTAATATATCTTTTATTTTATTTTCTATTTCATAAATATTCTGTTGTGCTCTATCCATGTCAAATAAATCGGTAAACTCGGTTTTTTCTTCACCCAACATTCCAAGAATTTTAGATTTTCTTGATTCACTTAATGGTTCAGAACCACCACCGGCTGGTGGTGGAGGTGGTGGTGCTCCACCCATTTCTCCGCCTGATTCTCCACCAGATTGTCCTGCTTCCATAGCTTCTCTCTCTTCTTCAGGAATACCGTATTTTGAATCAACCTCATCAAATACACCAGATCGTTTAATAACATTTTGTGTATTCTGTAATTCAAATCCCATCGCTCTCTCAATACGTTGTTGTTGTAAATCAAGAATGACTTCACTATCACTCATACCAAGAATATTTTTCTTAGCCCAAGTATGTGATACCGGTAAAATACCTACCTGAGACTGGTCAGACGTTGCGTCCTTATATAGAGTAACTTTTTCTTTCCACTGTTCAATTTTCAACAAATCAGACTGAGCAGATGGATTTGTTAGAGATAGGGTGAAATTACCCAATTCATCTTCCAAACCTAAAAGATAAAGATGTATTAGAGCGATTTTATTTAATTCTTGTATTAATGATTTTTGTATTCTATTAATTGTTCTTGCGAATCTAATATCCATTAATGCCAATGTCTTACCTTCCGCAACGACTTCTTCAAAACCCAAAAATGCTTTAGGGATTCGTAGTGCCGCCAACATCTTCTTTTGGATATATTCAATATCAGCAATTTCACCCAAATTCTGAGCTCCTGCTAATGTTTCAATTGGACTTGTTTGTGCGGCATCACGAACCGGAATGAAGTAATCTTGGTCGACAGCCATTTGGTTGTATCTCATATCAACCTGACCATTTCTTGGGTCTGAAATCTGGTCTCTTTTAAATTTGTTAGCAACACGTTGAACGTATGATTCGATATCTTTATCATCCATGTTACCAACGAAAACTTTAAAAACTCGTCTTTCAGGTGCTCTTGATGTTCTATAAATCAACATTGCATCTTCCGCCAATAATAACTGTTTCCATATTCTTCTAATTTTTTCTAACATAGAAGTACCATATGGAAGTTTTCTATCATCACCAAGTAATCTAAAATGTGCAATTTCCCAAGACTGGAATTCCATTTCTTTGTTATTCCATTGGAATCTTAATTCCTTTGTAGGAATTTTAATGTCTCTATCATTACCCGGTGTTTTTGTAGCAGCACCCTCGATTCTTTCAATTTCAATATTTGGAAGTTGTTGACAACCAATAATTCCTTTTTGGGGGTCAACTTTTAAATACACGAAATCATCACCATACTTACAAAGTCCACGAGCCCACATTTGTAAATTTGTGTTAATATCTAATTTTTCTTTAAAAAGGTCTTCTAATATCTTTTTTACTCTATCAGATTCAGAATAGATAGTTAAAATTTCACCTTTTTCAGAAAGAGTTGTGGATTCTTCAGCATATATGTCCAAAGCGGCAGATATTTCAGGTGTAAATTCCATTGACTCGTAATCATAATATGCCGCCAATCTATTTGGTTCATAGTAAACAGATTGGTTATATAGTGATTGATCTAACTTGGTCCATTTATCCGCAATATATTGAGTTTGTTGTGCCAGTAGTAGTGCCTTTTCGTACTCCTCTCTACTGTCAGTTTTTAATAATTCATCTTTCGAAAAATTAAACGATGGTGCGTTGTTGGGGTTTGTTTTACCCTGAAAACCAAAAACTCTTGTTAATTTTTGAAAAACTGTAAGATTATTGTCCGCCATGTATATAAATAGTTTTGATTATAATATAAACTTTAATTCTGAATTAGGAAATGTTTTTCTTTTTACCGAATAACCATGAATATTCTTGATATGATGATTTTGGAGTATTCATAGGATTATTCTGATGATAAAAAGATGGGTCAGTTTGTAATGAACCAATTGGGTCTAAAGATGTTCCATATGAGTAAAATGTCTTATTTGGTTCATATGTTCTTTCAGACATTACCCAAGATTCTAACATTGCCTTATTTTTTGAATCGTTTCTTTGTAATTGATTGAAACACATATCACCAGCGTAAAGTGCCATGGACAAACTCATAATGGCATCATCGTGAGCACTTTTCATGTGGTCAGGTCTTCCATTAATATAAACAAACGTATTCAACTCGTTGAGTAATCTACTAGACCTTACTTGAAACCCTTTTCTTAATTGTTCTTCAAATGCCGCCACAATTTGTGTTCGTTTATTATTAAAATTCAACCCCGGAATTTTATCCATTACTTTCTTGTTATATTCCCATATGTTTTGTGTATTGACACCATCAATATATAGGTTTTTATAATTCATTTCTTGTAACTTCCTCGATGTTGCCACACCCATACCTCCGGTTATATCAATAACAATAAACGCGTCATATAGTACTCCCCATTTGTATGCAATTGATGCTAAATCATCCGGTGGTATTTTTCCAATGTATTCGGCAACTTGTTCTCTTTCATCAAAATCAACAATATTGATGGAAGAAAAATCCTCACTATCCCCTCTACTAACGTCAACACCCATAATATAACGATGACCGTTTACGGGTTCTTTCCAATGCCAAAAAGTACCTTGCATATATTTTTCTTTAGGTACTCTAATCATATTTTTAGCAATGTTTTCTTGGACATCATTTGGAATAACACCATCACCTGAACCTAAAAAGTCACATTCCAATTCTTGTGCGATTTTTCTTCTATCGTATTTGAATTTCTTTGACATTGATTCAAACCAAGAAGAAAATGGTTTATAACCCATTTCTTCATATTCACGATATTTCTCAATATCAAAATTGTGCATGACAACTTCATCATCATTATACTGTTCACGATTCAACATGTAATGTGTAATGTCACTACATTTCACCCACCTTAAGTCCTTAGTGTATCTTGGGTCTTTAAACCATCTTAAATCTGTAATGTGGAAATCATTGATACCACGTAGTGCTTGGTCATAAACACCGTAATAGATTGGGTCATAACCGTTAGGTGTGGAAATTAATATAATCTTACCACCTGTTGATAGGGATGCCATAGATGCTGCCCAAAAATCATCACCAGCTTCAATATATGCAGCTTCGTCAAATACGAGGACTGTTGGTGTATATCCACGTAAAGCATCTGCTGATGTTGCAACCGCCTTAACTTCACATCCATTATTTAATCGGAATCTACTTTCAGAGTTTTTATCCACAGAAAACCCAACATTAATCCATTCGGGCCACTGGTCCAAAAAATTACGGACTTTATTAGCCATTTCTATTGCGGTATCTCTTTTGTTCGCGATAATAAGAACTCTTTCAGGATTTTCAGGTTTTGCTAATTGTAATTTCCATGAAATCCATGCAGATGTAACTGTGGATACACCCGCTTGACGATACTTTCTTGTGATATTTTCGTTGTATAAACTATAGTCCTTAATCAACTGAACTTGGTCAGGAAATAATTCTAAGGGAACAAATTTCTTTTGTGTATTGTCATATGTTTGCAAATATGTTTTCAACGCATATGGTGCGTCTTTCATAATTTTTGCATACTCTTTTAACTGTTCTAATTTTGAATTCATACATATAAATATAAAAAAAGGTGGATTAACCACCTTTTATATTATCTTCTAACAGGTACTCCCCCGTCGTCATCATCTTCTTCGTCTTCGTCATCCATACCGGAAAAACTAATACCCAACTCATCAAAATTTATATTACCTAGCACATTAGTTAATTCTTCTTCAGTGGTGTTATCAGTTGCATCATCCAAATCATCTCTGAACATTGCTACCGCATCTTCATAATCTTGATCGTTGAACATTTTATTAATACCATCCATCAACTCACCCATCAGTCTTTTACCTACAGATGAACCTGATAATACTTCTTTTGTGAAAACTAAGAAATTCTTAGCGGGTAGTTTAAAAATCTCTACTAATAGATAGTTTTGTAACTCGATTTTATTTTCATCTGTTAATATATCTTCAGGAAATTGACTTCTAATTCTATCCCATATTGCAGGGCCAAGTCTTAAATCCCACATTTCCTTTTCTAAGGTATCTTCAGATGATTCAACGTCTTCAAAATCCTCATCAGGTCTACCTTGTAATGCAAATAATTCAAGTGTTCCTTTAATAAGTTCATGAACTAATACAGGAAAGTTTATACCTCGAGCGATAACTTTACCCGGTCCACCCTCTTCTTCGGGACCCTCAGCACTTTCTTTACCCGCAGAAGAACCACCCAAACCTTTAATCATATCATCACTTATTTGCCAATATGTTAAATCATTAATTGACATTAATGTACCATATAAATTTAAAATATCTGGACGTCCAGTAATTTGTTCTAGTTTTTCGGGAACTAAGTGAAACATATAGTGACCTTTTTTAGACGCTCCTTGAATAATTGAATTAATCATTCTTCTTTTGGCTTTTTCTAAATCTAAATTTTGTAACTCGTTGTAAATCTCAATTTCATTTTCAATATCAACTTGTTCAGGATTTTCTTCATTTTCTTCATCATGTCCGAAGTCCTCCATATCAATTTCACCCATTCCTATGATTTTTGCATCATATTCAATAGCACCTTCAGGTATACCCATTTCTTTCATCACCAACTCAATTGCCAATTGTTCCAAATCTTGTCTATGATTTCTTTCAATTTGAACAATTGTGTTATGTGCATTCATTAATGTTTGTTGTAATTGCATTACACCTTCCATACCTCTTTGTATCGGAGACCTATCTCCAAGATACTTTCTTAAATTTGAAACAACTTGTCGGTATCTTTCAGATGCTAAAACTTCTTGGAAATTTTTATTTGGCTCTTGTCCAGTAGATGGAAATGGAACCTTTTTAAGTGGTGTTTCACCTTGCGATAGTTTATCCTGAATACCTTGGTCAGGTCTATCTGGTGTATCAAAATCCATTGCCATTTCTTTAATATTACTTTCTATTAAAGATAAGAGATTTTTTTTACTTATTTGCATCTTTCTTTTCTTTTAAAGCCTTTGGTTTAGACTTTTCACCTGGTTTAGGTGAATAAGGTGTTCTTGGTTTAGTACCTGGGTCAACCTTTGGTTTAGTTGGGGCTGGTTTAGTAATAGCCTCATAACTCATAAATTCAGGAATACCATTGTGACCCTTTTTAACATTTGGACCAACTTCAACCTCATTAATTTTGGTTTTAATTAATTCCATAATTTCATTCTTAGATGTAAATGAATGAAAATTATTTTCAGCTAACCTATTAACCCATTCCTTCACTTCCTTTTTTTCAGTTTTTTTAGAATCTTTTTTAGATCTTAATAGTTTGAAATCTTCAGGGTCAATCTTATTATTTTTATTCGCGTCTATTTTCTTTTGGTTACCAACTAATTCTTTTACTTCTTTTTTTTCGGTTTTTTTAGAATCTTTTTTAGATCTTAATAGTTTGAAGTCTTCAGGGTCAATCTTTCCATTTTTATTTGCATCTATTTTCTTTTGGTTACCAACCAATTTCTTTTCTCTCAACTCAACATTAAGACCCTGATCCGTCATTTTTAAAATGTCTACGGGGGGTGTACCTTTCGGCACAAAAACACTTCCCTTTTCTTCACCAAAAAGTCTCACATGTAAATCGGATAATTGTTTATCGGAAAACCCAACTAATGTTTTTTCTGAAAATCCTTCTTTTAATAAAGATTTAACTATTTCATTTCTTTTCATGATTCTTTGAATTTTATTTCTTCTTTTAATAAATGGAAATCTCGTTGTTTTAATTTTTTTGTTACTGAGTCAACAGATTCACCGAATCTAAATGTTAGTCTACCAAACTCATTATCAAAATCAAATTTTTCCCAAGCCAATGCCACGACATTATCTACAGCATCAATAACTCCGAAATAATCGGAGTTTTGAATAAGTTCTAATTCTAAATCGGTATTTTTTAATAAACCAACTAAATCCACGTATTCAATACCGGGAGATTTGGTTTCAACAGATGATGATGCGGGTATGATAAACCACTCCTCTATGTCAAGATCAGTTGATTTACTGAATATAAATTCATATTGTTTTTGACCTTTATAGTCAGAACCAATTTCATTGACATATATAAGAACCATTTTATTTAAAGTATTTACTTAAAGTCTCTCCAATGGCGGTGTTTATACTATGTTTGATTTCATCTAAATCCAACTCAACCTCATCATTCATTTCATCGATATCAGAAAAAGCAGATACGTCAGTTTCATTATGTGAATAAGATGATAAATCAATTTCGTCCATATCATCAACAACATCTATTGCGGGTTCGTTGACAAAACTTTCTAAAGCATCCATAGGATCCATATCATCCATTTCATTTAAATCTTCTTCAGCCTCTGGTTCCACTGCCGGCATTTCTTCGTCACCCATTTCTGGTCCATCAACCGGCATTTCCTCTTCTTCTCTTTCAAATTTTTTACCTATCTCCTCAATATCATCCTCCTCTAGTTGATCCAAATCAACTGCGGATATAATCATGTTTAGAACATATTTAATATCGTCACTTTCCATTTTGTCCTTTTGGTCTCTTAGTTCCTGTCCAAGTTTGCCAGCAAACTTTTGAACTTCAGCCATATAGTCAGAACGTTTCCCTTCTCCTGAAGAACTTCCCATCTCCGAATCCATTGATGGTTCTTCAGATGGTGCAGGTGCATCCATATTTTCTTCTGGTGAAGGAGATGGTAATTCTGGCATCGGTTCTTCAGGTGCCATTGGTGGCATATCCATTGATGGTTCCGCAACAGGTGCCTCTTCTTGAGGTGCCTTTGTTTTTAACACATATTTTGTTGCTTCTTGAAGTTCTTCTTGTCCTTTTAAAAGATTTAATCTTTTTAAAGCCTCACCATATGAAGAAAATTTATTTTTATTTTTCATGAACATTCCACCGATATAATCGAGAGAAGATTCATTTAATCCTCTTTTAACAAAATACCCGTCTTTTTCTTTAACAATACCGTATATACCTCCGGTTTTAGATTCCGAAATGAATTCGGCATTCTCTTTCTGTGTTTTATTGTTCGAGTTTTTGTAGTATGTTAATTCGAGAATTCTTTTTAACTTATCGTCTCCAGTTAACTTTTCACTACCTAGTGGTTTTAAATCTGCCATTTTTCAAAAATTAAGATTATGTTATTCTTATCCTATAAATACATAGATATATAGAAAAAAATAAGTCTATTTATTGTGTTATGGACAATTTTTTGTCCGTTATATGGGTTTTTAAATCTAATAGTTTTTTAATATACCCGTTTCTCCGTAATAATTTAAACGTTAAATTCTCATAAGAATACTCTCCACCCGTTTCAAGTCCACTTTGTCTAAACTTTTTAAGTTTTTTTCTAAGTTCCTCTATTTTAGGTAGGGCATTTTCATTATCACTTAAATTTATTATTTTATCTATTTTTTTAGCAAATTCTTCACCCTTCTCCAGTATTTTTCTATCATCAATACTTGGATTTTCTTTCTTAGGTTCGATTACCCACTCATCATTCAATACTGAATAAACTCCTGACGATATGTGTGGTTCACTAATGTCTTGAACATATAATTCAACATCAAAATTTTTAATTTTAACATTATGTTTTTCGTTCCAAACATTTTTCTTGGCATCAAAAAATTCTTTGATTATTGAAAGGATAGATTTTGATTCATTATTGCCTTTTATATCACTATAATCAATTATAATGTGTAAATCAACGTCCGAATACTCAGACCAACCATAATTTGCTAAGGAACCTGTTAAAACAATATCATGAATAAAAAATTCAACTCCTAAAGACTCAATAAAATTATTGGATATCTCTAATAATTTTTTTCTAATCTCTTTTTTCATTTTAGAACCATCAGCATCTCCATCAAATATATTTTGACATAGAGAGTCCTTAGTCTTAAAAGACTTTATAATTTTTTCATCTTCTTTCTTGTCCTCTATAAGTTCCTCAAATAAACTCATCCTATTTTGTTATATTTATAACTCTTTGATATATTCTCATTAAAATATTTTCCTTGAGATTTAGCCATTCTAAACTTTGTAAACTTTTCCCAAGGAACATTATTATATTCATAAATAGCACCACTATTAAAAGTGATATTTAAATTTGAAGATTCTGTGTTATAAGTTGCAGATTTCAGATTTGAGGACTCAATTAATACTTCGATAATTGTACCTTCAATTTTTTCAGATAAAATAGCCATATATTTTTTTATGAATAATATACTAGATAAATATCAAATAAAAAACCCCACATCGTGGGGTTTTAATTAATTTAAAGATATTAATCTCTCTAAATTTTTTTTCTTTTCTAATGGTAACCTTAGTTCCAACACACCATTCTCAACCTTACCTTCGATATCTTTTTCCTTTACATCTTCAGGCAATGTGTAGGATTTTTTAAAATTACTGGTAAAGTAGGTTCTATTACTTTTCTCCTCCTTTTCAAAAGAGATGGTAATAACCCCATCTTTTGTTGTGATTTTAATGTCTTCCTTAGTTAGACCGGGTACACTCATTAATAGTTTGTACCCATTTTCATTTTTAGTGAGATTGGTTTGTGGCGTTGTGGTACCAACGTAAGATGTTTCGAAAACCTTATCGAAAACATCGAAAAACGGATCTTTGAATAATGTTATCATATATTTTTAATTTTAAAATAAAATTATCAAGTATGTTGCCAAATGAATAAAACTGACATTTAGACATTATTTAGTCGTTTTTCACACATTTTTAAGACATTTTGTCATAGTTTTGTTTTTTATTTTTTTAGTGTTATATTTGATGAGAACAAATCAAATTAAAAATATGTCAGTAGATTTCTTTGAAGAAGGACAAACAACAAGTCCCAAACGAACACGTAAAGGTTCTGAAACACCGATTCTCGATAATTTTAGTAGGGACTTAACTAGACTCGCTGAAGAAGGAAAAATTGATCCTGTAATTGGTCGAGATAAGGAAGTTAAAAGAATTTCACAGATTTTATCAAGAAAAAAGAAAAACAATGCAGTCATTGTTGGGGACGCAGGTGTTGGTAAATCAGCATTGGTTGAAAAACTTGCACTATTAATTAAAGAAGGAAATTGTCCAACAAACTTGTTAGATAAACGGATTGTTTCATTGGATTTAACATCTTTAGTTGCTGGAACTAAATATAGAGGACAATTTGAAGAAAGAATAAAGGCGATTCTAAATGAGTTGTTGGAAGTAACAAACGTCATCATATTCATAGATGAGTTACACACAATGATTGGTGCGGGTAATGCGAGTGGGGCAATGGATGCAGCAAATATTTTAAAACCCGCATTGGCGAGAGGTGAAATCCAATGTATAGGTGCAACAACTTTTGACGAGTATAAAAAACATCTTGAGAAAGATTCTGCGTTGGTTAGGAGATTTCAAAAAATCATTCTATCCGAACCAACTGAAAAAGAAACGTTTGAAATATTAACAAATTTAAAAACATCATATGAAGACTACCATAGAGTGACCTACGGAGAAGATGTTCTTGAAACAATTGTTAAACTATCAAAACGATATATTACTGATAGACAATTTCCTGATAAGGCAATTGATATTATGGACGAACTTGGGTCAGAAAAGAAAATCTCAAATAAAGTCCCCGAATCAATTGAAAAACTGAAGAAGGACATTGAAGAGGTCAGGGAAAAAAAGATTGCGGTGGTCAAAAGTCAAGAATATGAACAAGCCGTAAAATTAAGGGATAGTGAAAAAAAATTAAACCTTAAACTCGATAGTGAGAAGAAAAAATGGTTGGATAATTTGAAAAACAATAAAATCCCAATTGTATCCGAAGATGTTTATAACATTGTTTCGAATATGACCGGTGTTCCTATAACTAAATTAGACTCCAAAGAAACTGAAAAACTTTTAAAGATGGAGGAAATTCTAACTTCAAAAGTTATTGGACAGGATGAAGCTATTAATACGATATCGAGAGCGGTAAGAAGAAATCGTGTAGGGATTAAGGATGGGGGAAGACCTATTGGAAGTTTTATCTTCTTGGGTTCAACCGGTGTGGGTAAAACATATTTAGCGAAGTCTGTTGCAGAAATTTTATTTGGAGACCCCGAGAAAATTATTCGTGTCGACATGAGTGAATTCATGGAAAAACATAATGTTTCGAAATTAATTGGTTCACCTCCCGGATATGTGGGATATGATGAGGGAGGACAATTAACAGAAAAAGTTAAAAATAATCCATTCTCGGTGATTCTTTTTGACGAAATTGAAAAGGCACATAAGGATGTCTTTAACATTCTTTTACAAATATTAGATGAGGGACATTTAACCGATTCTTTTGGTAGAAAGGTTAATTTCACCAATACATTGATTATTATGACATCTAATGTTGGCGCTAAAAAAGTTTCTGATTTTGGTAATGGAGTCGGATTTTCAACCTCATCATCAGAAAATCAGAAATACGAGGTTAGAAAAAGTATTATTCAAAAATCACTAAAACAACAATTTACTCCTGAATTTTTAAATAGAATTGATGATGTGATTTTATTTAATCATCTTAGTGAGGACATTATCAATAAAATTATTTCAATTGAAATTGGTAAGTTGGTTAAGAGACTAAATGATAAAAAATACCTTGTTTCTTTTGATAAAACTGTCATTGAAAGGATTTCAGAACTAAATTCTCAAGAGGAATATGGTGCAAGACCAATTAAAAGAATCATTCAAAATCTTTGTGAAGATTTTATAAGTGAAGAGATTTTAAGAGGTAATATTATAGAAAATCAACAACTTACAATTAAATACAAAGGAGAAAAATTAACGGTCGTAAAAAAAATGTTATAAATAGTTGACTTTTTTTGAAAATCATATATATTTATATTCTCAAAGGTTCTCTTTGTCGATTACCTTTTCGTTTTTTTTCATAAGTAAGTGGGGTTGAACCTACTGAAAGACCTTAAAACCCCGACATCCTGTTGGGGTTTTTATTTTTAACAATTTTTTCATATATTTACTCTTATGAGATATTATACACTTATCTTGATGTTTTTCGTTGCAATTGCAATGACATCATGTGGTTCTGGAACTACCACAAAAGAAACAAATGTTTCCGATACCGTTGCGGTTGAGGGAGTTGACTCTTTGTCAACTGAGGAATTAACTGTAGAAGGCGCCGGAGTTGAGGCTGATTCTTCAGTTAAAGTTCAACCAATTCAATAAAAATGGGACCGTTAATTCGGTCCCTTTTATCTTTTAATTTATGGAATACGTAGGTGATTTAATTTTACTTAGGGGATTACCTGGTAGTGGAAAATCTACCTTAGGTGATGTTATACTTAGAACCCCACAACAAGATCCGAATGTTTTATCGGCGGATGATTTTTTTATAGACGAAAATGGTAACTATAATTTTGATTCCACAAAATTACAAGAAGCCCATAGTCAATGCCAATTAAAATGTGCTGAAAGAATGAAATTACAATTAACAAAAATTGTAGTTGCAAATACATTCACACAAGATTGGGAAATGGAACCATATTTTGAAATGGCCGAAAGATACAAATACAGGGTTCATACTCTAATTGTAGAAAATAGACACGGTAATTCAAATATTCATAATGTTCCGGTTGAAAAGATTGAACAGATGAGAAATCGGTTTCACTTTAAAATCTAATGATAGAAATCCTAAATAGGTATTATCAAGATGGTTGGTTAATTAAACAAACCCACCCAAATCTCCCATTGACTATTTGGAACTATTCTCAAACTACTCAATATGAGAGTAAGTGGGATGAGATAACTTTGCAATGTAGAGGTTTAGTTACTGACACTGAAGGTAATATTGTCGCACGTCCATTTCGTAAATTTTTTAATATGGAGGAAGGTAAACATACCCCAACTTCCGAGTTTGATGTTTACGAAAAAATGGATGGTTCACTTATCATAATATTCTGGTATGATGGTGGATGGGTAGTGGCATCTCGTGGTTCATTTACATCAGAACAAGCGGTTGCGGCTAAAAGAATTTTCTTTGATGAATTAGACCACAACTTTTCAATTGGTATCACTTATCTTTTTGAGTTTACTGCAAGATGGAATAGAATTGTGGTGGATTATGGTGAAAAAGAAAACCTAACCCTACTAGGTGCAATTAGAACTGATGATGGTGATGAGGCAAGTTGGGAGGTCCTAAAAAAAATTGGTGATGGTGCAAGATGTGATGTTGTAAAAAAATACGATGGAATTCTAAATTATTCCGAGTTGAAGGATAAAATTCAACAAAATGAGGAAGGATTTGTTATTCGTTTCTCAAATGGAGAAAGAATGAAAATCAAAGGTGAAGAATACTTACGATTACATAAAGTAATGACGGAAGTATCTACCAAATCAGTATGGGAAGTTCTTTTTAATGGTGATAGTATGGAGAATCTTCTAAACGATGTTCCAGATGAGTTCTATACTAAAATCAAAGAATACGAGAATAAATTAATTAATGATTTTAAAAAAATCAAAAATGAATATACTTGGTATTTCTATTTGATGTCAAAGGATGACAGGAAGGAGTTTGCTCTCACAGCGAAAGAAACAGATTATCCATCAATTCTTTTTGGAATGTTAAATGAGAAGAACATTGACCCAATAATTTGGAAAATTATTAAACCAGAGTTCAAAAAACTTTAACAAAGGGTATTTCCGAGTTTTTTTTCTGAAAAAAAAGTATAACTTTGTTATGAACAAAACATAAAAACAACCACACTATGCCAAAGAATCAGATTTTCAAAGAATTAACATTTAATAAAAAATTTAAAACCTACCACGAGTTTCACAACGAAAATCGAGAGGAAATTTATAAATCAATTATCGATTTATTTTCCGAATTTCAAAATGTCAAAAACAAAACACTTGCGGTTGCAATCAAAGCAAACATCGAGAATATTGAATGGTCGACGGAATTAAATTTTAGTAGGGGTGAAGCACATGTCTTAAAAAAGGATATTATGCCATTTTTTGAAGACAATGAAGATTATGAAACCTGTCATCAAATAATTTCTTTAACTAAATCCTTGACATAAACATAATTTTTGTTTATCCTTTAATATAGATGAAACTATTGTAAGATACTTTTATTTATTTTGTCCCACCCCCACCGAACAACGGTGGGGTTTTTTTATAATATCATTCTAGTCCCCACTAAAATGTTACTCAAGAATGGAGAACCCTTCACAGTATTACCACTCAATCTATAATTAATACTAAATCCAAAACGTTTACTTATTTTATAATCAAAAGACGACCCAAGTAAGAATCCAATGTTTCTATTTACTGTGGTTGTTTTTGTAACAGTATTATAGGATAAAGGTGCTAACATTGTGAATATTTGTGGTGACACGGTTAGTTTTTTGCTGTATTGATAAGGTTTAGTCCAAAAAGAAACAACTGATGACGACATACTAAAATCGTATTTATCATTATTTGTATTCTTAATTAATAAATTAATTAAACTTAAATTATAACCAAATACACCATTTTTTTGAGTGGGTTTTATATGAGTATACCCCATTAAATTCATATAGGTCCCATTTAGATATGCAAATGCTGACGAATACGAATGTATTTTTTTGAGTTTACCTTCATTAAAATCTAATTTAGTGTATCCACCACTAACAATAAATGTTTTTAAATCACTCATTATAACCGCAGTTCCTGAATAACTTTCATCACCAGCCATTGATGATCTCGATACCCCAATTGTGGCAGATTGTAACCACCTACCATCGGGAGATTCAATTGTTGATAAATCTGATGATAACAACATTGGATTAGATACTGGTGCCCTTTCTTTTTTCTTTTCCTCTTTTTTTTCTTCTTTAGATTCTTCTTTCTTTTCTTCTGATTTTGATTCCTCTTTCTTTTCTTCTGATTTTGATTCCTCTTTCTTTTCTTCAGATTTACTTTCCGATTTACTTTCTTCTTTTGATTCTGATTTACTTTCTGATTTACTTTCTGATTTTGTTTCAGATTTAGACTCTGTTTTTGTTTCTGTTTTCGATTCTGTTTTACTTTCAGAAGAACCACCAGAACTTTGTGATGATGAACTACCTGAACTTTGTGATGATGAGCTACCTGAACTTTGTGATGATGAACCACTTGATGGTGGGGGAGTTGTGGTTCCTCCAGAAGTAGAAGTGGCATTACTTGTCGCTGAAGACGCTGCACCACCCGCGGCTGAAGACGCAGCACCCCCCGCAGCTGAAGACGCCGCTCCACCCGCGGCTGAAGATGCTGCACTACTTGCGGCTGAAGATGCTGCACTACTTGCCGCGTTGGCTGCAGTTTGAGCGGCAGTATTTGCCACCGTTTGTTGTACCACAGGATTATTAATAACGGGACAGGTTAATGATTCATATGTTGTCTTAGTCGTCAATAACCAAGTTTGTACAGCACCTGTTTGTACTTCTATTGGTGTAAATGTCCTAACTTGATTATAAAATGAAACTGTGGCACTTCCATTTACCATTGTAGTTGTTGCTACCTTTTTTTCTCCTGTACATTTATCTATAAATGTTTGAGTATATGTTTGTGAATTAGCTTTTAAAACAAATACAAAAAAGAAAACAACAAAAACTGCACATTTTTTCATTTTAGAAATTAACACCCACGCCAAATGTCCAATTGTTCACTGTTGGGCTGTAGTCTATTTTTGTTGTGAAATTTTTATGGTCATGAATCATACCAATTTTAACCGCGGTAAATCTGTTAATGTATTTCGGGAATGTAATATAACCAACTTTATCTTTACCCCTCCATCTCACGTTTTCAGTTATACCACCAATCATCATGTGAATACCAGTTCTTTTGATTCTTTTACCCGCACCCACAAAAAAACTTTGTCTCTTTACAAAATCATTAACTAAAGGAAAATCTACTCGAGTAATTGTACCATATGGGAAAAATGTGGAGTTATCTCTTTCGAATGTTGTATTTAATTCTGTAATGAAATAAGCTTTATTACCAATTGCAAAAAACCCACCAATCTCTTGATTTGTAGTTTGTTGAATTCCAAAATTTATTATTGGTTTTTTACCTCTAACAGTGTCTATTTTACCATCATCGTATACATAAACTCTTGCAGGTTGTCTATACCCCCAATCGTTTTGATACCACATAGGTGTCCAATAATTCCAACCAAAACCAGGTGCTCCCCACATATCCCATCTATTCCAACCCCATCCACCATAAAACCATGGGTCTGTTACTATCACATTAGGACGAGAATTATTAGGTCGTGGTCTATTAAAATCTCTCGGACCATCGTTTCTCCATAAACTTATGTCACTTCTTTGTCCCATAGTTGATGGCATTGACCTTTGTGATTGTGGAGGATTACTTCTCCAACTACTAACTTGTGAAAATGCAAGTGTCGGTATGAATACAAATAGAAATAATAAATTTTTCATGTTTTAATTATTTAGTTACATATAAATATAAAAAAAGGGAGTTTAAACTCCCAAATTTTATATACTGAAATAGTATTTTCTTTTAATTATTCAGTAAAAATTCCCTTTTTAATCATTCTATCCAAGATTCTAGCACATGCAATATCTAAAGCTTTTTTGGTTGCAATTGATATTGTTGATTGATTAAACTTCACCTCATCAACAGTTGCATCTGATAAAAATGTCAATTCTCTCGTTGTTGTTGCTTCACCTAATCCGGATGCACCAAATACAACACCGGTTTCTGCATCGGTAAATCTAACTTGTAAACCAATACGAGTTACCATCATATTTTTTACACCATCCTTAAGATTTACAGTTTCATCCTCAGATACTGAGTAATCGTAACATTCAATGGTTACAAAATACTTTGCCAAGTTAATTTTACCAAAACCATCCAATTTATTTTCAGATATTCCAGCTTGTGATGCTTGGAATTGTTTAACCATTCGATTTTTTATTTCCGTTTTATCTTCGGTAAATTTGAAACGGTTAAGATTTTCCAAATATTCCATTGAAATATTAGCAACACCCAGACCAACTCGTTTTTCTTTTAACTCAGGATACATCTCATACATTTCATCTGAAATACCTGCCTTTAAAATTTGAATTGGGATTTGTGGTCCTTCATAATCTAAAAATCGAGAAATGTCAATTGATGTTTCAAATGTTGCTTTATATTGTTCTGTTTGGGTTTTACCAACAGTTTGTCCAAATAAGGTTATACTAACAAGTATAAAACCTAAAAGTAAAAATATTTTTTTCATGTGTTTTTTATTTATAAATATTAAAAAAGGGAGTTTAAACTCCCTTTTATTTAACCTTCAAGATCTTCCGTTTCTTCTTTTTTGTTGTGTTTATTATTTATCCATTTATCTACCGATGCAATACCAAATGCACCGAGTGTGATTACTAAGAAACCATCAAAAATAAATTCATTGATAAGTAATTCTTTACCCAACCAACCTGTTACAAGGTCAACAACTAAAGAAATAACCATCATTATAAATGATGCGAAACCTACTACTGATTTTTCATTAATTGTGTTGTTATCATTAAATAATTCTTTTAAAAATCCCATAATTAAGTGTTTTAGTGTTTGTTTATTATTTATTATCCTTCCATATGGTCATCTGGATCAGAATCTTGTATTTTACCACATTTTAAACATTCGAGAACACCATCACCATCTAGGTCACCCCAAACGTGTTCACATTGTCTGTGAGCAAAGTACTCGTCAATTTTACCGTCACCATCGAAATCCAATCCATCCATTACACCATCCCCATCTTCATCGATTTCAACACCTACTTTAGTTTCAGATTTGAAAGGAGAATCAACCTTTTGTGGATTATTTGGTTCTGATACTACGGATACAACTTGTGGTTGTGATTGTACATTTGAAATTGCAGTAGTAAATGCTTCAGGAATTAGTGGGGTATTATTTGGTGGTGTTACTGGCATATCAGCAGTATTGCTTAAAGATGTGCCATCTTCCTCATCCATTTTCTGAACTAACATTTTATCCTTATCGGTGTCACTAAACCAATAGTCAATTATTTTACCATAAGAACCAATAAAGGCACCTAACAATAAAAGTAGAAGTTCTTTCCACTCACCACTAATTTCAGTTTGACTTACGATAGATCCAAAGATACCCATAATGATTACCATAAATCCACCTAATACAATAGCGGTGATGAACCATCTTCGCTTCATCATACTACCTAATAATTCTTTAAATCCACCACTGGTTGGTTTTTCTTCTTTTAATTCTGACATTTCTTTAGTTTTACAATCTTTTTTTATTTTATTACACTCAGTTACCATTTAGGTGCTTCTTGTTTAAACTCATCACCTTCTTTTTTCTTTGCGGGTGCTGGTTTTTCTTTTTCCACAACTTTTTCTCTTTCAATGATTTTAGTTGTTCCACCTGCCGCCGCTGATTGTTGTTGTTCATTAGAGTTGGTAATGTTAATTACTGGTGCTGCTTGTTGTACAGGTGCGGGTTCATCTCCACCACCTGTTATTTGAGTCACTCCCCAAGTTCCTAATCCCATTATCGCTGTGGTTGCCACACCAATAATCGTCTTTTTTAAACCAGACAAAGTACCGTCGTTATTTTCTTCTAATTCTTCTGACATTGTTTTGTTTTTTTAGTTTATAGTTTATTAAAATCTGTTATTCCTAATTCATTACCTTTAGAATCATATAATCCAATTCTATATGCGGATGATGGTAAAGCCGATGTATATACTTTTAAAATATTATCACCAGATTTAACTGACATCGACTCTTTAGAAACCACTTTATTAGAAATATCAAATATCTTTATTGTTACTTTTTGAGAAACATCAATTTTTACATTCATTAAAACTTCTGTTGTTACAAATGCACTTTCTAATTTGATACCAACATTGTTCTTTATTTGTAACTCTGACTTAACTTCGTTAACGGGATATTCATAAAAATAATCATCATTACAACTCACCAAAAAAGTGATAAATAAAAATAAAATTAGTATTTTCTTCATTTTAGTTTATAATTAGTTTTGTTTTACTTATTTGTGTTCTATTCTCCGAAGAAAGTATCAAATATAAATACTTTGTCATTATAGTTTTGGTATATATTTTCTTTAAATTTTTGCCTACCTTACCGTTAAATTTTTCTCTACTTATAACTTGACCCGTTTCAAAATCCATATATGTTAGAATATATATACCGTCGGTGGGTAAGTCAAATTGAATGGTTTGTCCATCTACAGCCACACTTTCTTTCATATCAAATATACTTTTAGTGGTTGGTGCAGGTTCAATTGGTTCAATAATCTCCTGAACACAAGAAGATAAGGTTAAAATAATTGATAATATTAATAATATTTTTTTCATATCTTAAAACTGAAAGTTTGTTCCAATCATAAACATTATTGGGTTTGCTTTTTTATAACCAACTGATTGACTTGATTTATCAAAAGTTGTGTTATATCTAATATTAGTATTCAGCACAAATCTTTTAGTGACTTTCCAATCAATAGATGTTCCATAATACAAATCCAAATTGAACTTATTAAAATATGATATATCCGTTTCACCATCTTTGAAAGTTTTATATATATCACTCATAGCAAATATTTGTGGTGATATATCTACTCTCTTTGTTTTCAAAGTATAGGTATACATCACCATACCTCTATATGTAAATTCACTTGAAGCCGGCATTTGCGGATATATTAAATCTACAAAATCACCATTTTCATTTACCGTATATTTTCCTTCCCACTCACCTTGATAGGTATCCCAAAATGTTTTTGATGCTGTTAAACTATATCCAAATGTTCCCCATTTTTGAGTTCGAAATACATCTACAAATGAGAGTGTAATATCTTTTTGGAAATCAAAATCCGTTGAATAAAATGTTTGTATTGTTGTGGTTCTCTTTTCGGTATTTCTACTAAAACCATAACCCACACCATAGTATTTCCATACCGGATTTATTGATGCCGCAAATGTATGTCCCCACTTTCCATTTATAGATGATTTATGGTATCCTAAATTGAGCGTGGTAGATACTTGTCTCCCAATTACACCAATCGAAAGGTTTGATGATGAGAGAACGTCTTTTGAGAAATTAACATAGGATTGTAATATACCAACATCATTCCAATCATCACTTTCACCAAATAGTTCTTTTGGTGATAGTTGTAACGTATCGGGTTTTTGTATTTGTGCTTTCGAAACAAATCCAATACAAAGTAAGAATAATATGATTATTAGTTTTTTCATTATGCACCCAATGCTTTACTGAATCCATTAGGACAAGTTCTTTTACATATCAAATCTGCAACAATTGGTGCCACTGCAGCTCCGATTGCGATACCAACACCAGCTGGTGTAGCCCATAAGTGTGCCGACTCCAAACTATGATAGATACAATTTGAAATTACATTTTTTAATATTTCGTGGTCAACACTATCACTGACACCGGGTATTTGTAAAAACGCCTCTGTCACAATTACACCCATTGCCGTTGATACTACCATTTTAGCAGTCATATCTGCAACGTAAAGAACAGGTGTAGCCATCAATGATAATGTAGTTGAAGTTGCTGCTCCAGCAGGTTGTGCCGGTGTAAATGCCGCAACAACACCGGCAGAGATTGCTGCGGTTATTGCTATATTACATGCGTTTTCATCCACCCAGTTATATGCCATCACAGCACCATCTTTTACTACTTCATATCCTTCTTTAACACCATACTCTATTTGGTTTCCGACATTAATAAGTACCGGCATAACTTCTTCCTCCCACTCTCTACCTACCACATCTTCAATTCTGTGATTTATTTCAGGATGGTCGTGAATGTACCTTATTGCTTTATTGGTTAATCCCCACGTATCACATGATGAACAAGGTCCATCACCACCAAATCCATACCATCTTACGTAGTTATCACCACAATCTGAGCGATGATAAACAACTCCGTCTCCGTTTCTGTCTGCCATAATTTTTGTTTTTTAATTTAATTTTATTTTTAATTGTTTTCCGTCTTTATTAACTGCATCGGTTGTTGATACTGATGTTAATCCTAATATATCTGTTATATCACCTATTGGTGTAAACACAACTTTATATTCTGTATTCTTATCTAGTACCCCATTTCCACTTGTAATAAGGGAACCTATACTTATAAAACTACCTCGATTAGTTCCATAGTTCATGGGATTACCAATAGTTACAAAATCCACTTTTTCAAATTTTAATTTGGTGTTATCATAATTTAATTGGAATTGTGTTCCTACAACTTCTTGTTGTAAAGGATCTACCGATATTGTTACTATCACTTTATCGTTACTAATCTCACCCATAATAGATGCATTAATTTCTGTTGATGTTGAATTAGTCATTAAACTCATAGACCTAATACCGTTACCACTAACTCCACTTACCGATTGTTGTGCCGAATGTGAAAGGTTTACATCACCTTTCCAACTTACATTAAGGTTAAAATTATTGAGTAAGGTTGAATTACTTAAATTAAGTGGACTGTATTGATTTCTAGTAACGTTTGTTTGTGTGTACCAATTTGTTTTGGTAATTGCATCGTATTCCGATTTGGTATATAATTTTATATAATCGGCTAAGTTAGTTGAACCCGCACCGATAGTTTCAACACCGGTTAAATGTTGTAGGAGTTTATAGGTATCCAATTCATTAAACATACCATTACCATCCACATCAGCGTTCATAAACTGAATACCATTTCCAAACTCTAATCCACTTTCATTTCCAAATAATCCGCTATTGGATACTTCCTTAAATGCTAGAAACACATCCGATACGGTAACAATACTATTGTAAAGTGAAGCCAGATTATTTGTTGTTGATAAACGAACTCCATGTGGTTTATATACATTAATGTTATTAAATGATACATCACATGCAAATGCCCAGTTATCATATCCCGAATTTCTTATACTTCCTACAAATGATGAAGTCCCATTAGTAATTTTTGTGAGAGTTGATGGAACTATATAATGTGCCCAATATAAAGAAGTTTGTTGATATGTTACTTCACCATCGTACGCATCTAAAATAGAAACCCTTTTAACATCAGATGGTTGTGTATTTTGGTCAAATTTTCTTAAATCAATATAAAGAGTTGTTACTCCATTTGAAATATTTACATAAGACCATTCCACACCACCTGCAATAATATTTCCCTTTTTGCCATTTGATATTTTTACAGTATCCAAATCACTTGTCATATCAACTCTACCCAATCCATTTAGAGTTCTATTGGTATTTGTAGTTGGTAGGTATTGATTGTTTGATTGTGCTAATAATGTTGTAGTAAATTTAGTTTCATCTATGTTAGTTCCAAAATCAAAATTGAATTGTGCTCGTAGAGTTTCACCATTTGTATGTGTCACTGAATTCGTATAAAACTCCGTAAATGTTGCATCATCAGGGTTAGTCCAAGTTCCAAATTCAACCACATACGGATTTGCAAAATGGTTTGGTAAATCATTCCATTGAGAACCATTCCATTTTGTTACCGCATAATCTTCATTACCAGCATCGTTTGGTTCGCCTGGTGCCCAGTTATTGTATTGACCGGGAATATTTCCGTTTAATTGTCCGTTATTTATTTTAATTAAAGTTCCAGCTTCAGGGCCTGCATCAATTGTCCATCTTGCTTCACTTGCGGCATCAGATAATGCAAACCAAATATTCGATTGAGGTACGTTATTGAAAATAAAAGCATCTTCATCTGCTGAAGTAATTGTTACTAAATATCCTTGCTGTCCCTTGAATGTTTGTTGTGATGCTAATGTTCTAGCATTTGTATAAGTTGTTCCTTGTGATATTGGTCTATAAAAGTGTCCGTTTGTTCCATTGTAAAAATATCCCGTTGGGTTGACAGTTGCAGCTACCGATAATGTAACATTACCTCTTATTGAACCTGTATTAACTTTTAGAGATGCTAATGCCGTATTGATATTAGCAATTGTTCCCGTTACTACTAAACGAGTCTTATTACCGACTAATGTAAATCCACTTGCAGCAGTAAGACCTGTTGTTGTAGTTAGGTTAAATGTTGTACCTGTTGGTGGGTTTACTAAACTGATTGATGCTAATAGTGTTGCCGTTGAACTAAATCCACTTAAACTGAATCCACTTGCATCTTGTCCAGTTGTAGATTGTAAAAAAGATTTAGAGTCCGGAGCAGATACACTCTGTCCGAACCCTAAAAATGAAATTAGTAAAAAACATATTACTAATAATTTCTTCATACTATTCTATTACTAAGTTTATTTTCTTACCGCTTCCATCAACTGCATCAGATAAAACAAAATAGAATAAACCTGTGGTATTTGTTAATTGAACCTTCGGTGTAAATATTAATTTATATGGTGTTCCCGTTTTAATTCTTGCGGTTTTCATTTGGTCTATTGAACCAAAAGTTAATCTACCATCTTTGTGTGTTGAGAAATTTGTCATTGTTGAACCCGAATCAAATATTACATTGTCTAATGTTAATTTAGATTCGTCATAATTCATGATAACTTCTAATCCTGCTAACCCTTCTTTTGTGAGGTTTGTAGTTAATACCACCTTATTTCCTTCTAATCCGGATGTTACACTCAATTTAGCAGTTTCCAATGTCTCAGTTTTATATGACATAGGTCGTGTTGATATTGATGTTTTAGTGTTAACAGAATTTATTGAATTGGTGAATTGTCCCGCACTAATTCTACTTAGAATTTCAGATGGAGAAGATGAATGTGACCAATCTAAATCACCACCCCAAGCAAATACAGCGTACACTTCTTTAATTGGTGCGTCGATAGTAACTTTATTTTTAACAGTACCATCTAACCAACTTTGATTTAATAAACCACTAAACCATCTCCAAGATGTTGCCGTCTGTGTTGGTATAAAAGCACTTGTAGACACATCCTGACCCATAACATAAGCGAATGAAAAATAGGAATCCGATTCATTAAATGTATTATCATTTCTTGTTATGTTACCAACATTCCGTTCTAAAACAGGATATGTAAAGAAGTTAGGTGTACCCCCAATATCAGTTTGTGAGTGACCTAAAAATGATTTATAAGCGTCCGATACTGTAATTACGTTATTCATCCAAGCCTTTTGTGATGCGGGACTTACAAACACACCAAAGGAATCACCAACCTTAACTTGAGTAGTAAACAATGCCTCACCAGAAGCATCCAAAGGTAATTGTGCAATTGGTTGTTGAGAAAAATCAATTGTCTCATCTGATTTTAATCTCATTAATTGGACATTATGGTCGGTAATTGAATATCCCTGTGGAAATAAGACCTTTACCTTAAATTGAGATGTATTACCAACAACATTTGATAATGATATATTTGTGGAATTTCTTGTAATTGGTGATATAAACGCACCTGAAGCATCAATGGCATATGCTAAATCTAATTTATGAATGTCATTGTATGTATTTTGATCCTTTAGTACAAACTTTTGAGTTGCAATGTCTCCATTAATTGATGCGTCGGTTCTTTGAACTGTTAATTGTCCGACATTCCAATCATTATTGGATGCATAACCCCACGGAGTTGTGGTATATTGAGCATATAATTGTGTTTCCGAAACATTTGGTGATGGTGTGAATCTAAAGTTATTCCAACCAGTAAAAAATGTTTGGGTGGAGTTACCCTGAGAAAACACAGTACTGTTTGGTACCATTGCCAATGCTTTATTATTAAATGAATATCTTAACCAAAAATATCTAGGGGTTGTAACACCTCTAACGACAGTATATTTAACGGTTAAGGTATCACCCACTTTTAATCCCGTTGTTGGAGTTATAGTTTGATTGATTGTTAATTGTGCGAAAGCTAAATTGGCGATTAATAAAAAAACACCAATTAATGATAATCTTTTCATTCTATTCAAATAATTTAGTTACGAGAGACCCACTGGCCTTTTTTATTGCATTACTTAATGACGCTTGATTAAATTTACCACCTTCGTCTACAATTAATGTTGACATTGATATTTCGGAAGAACTTTCCTCTACAAGAACTTCTTTAACTTTTTTACCTTCTTTGTATAATGTTCCCTTCATTCTAACAACAACCTCCTCTTCATTTTTATGAAATACGGAGATATTTTTCTTTGTTGTTAAAACATCCAAATAAACAATTTCGACTTTGATTTTATTTTCGGCAGATGGTGTTAAGTCTTTCCCTTGTTCTTGTAGATACTCCTCTAAAATGTTTTTAACACCAAAGGCGAGTTGTCTATTACCTGCTAATTTTCCGATTTTAACGTTATTCGCAACGTCCTCAACCCAAATATGGTCATCAGAAACATACCATATATTATCGGGTGAATTTTTAAAGGACCCATCTAACATATGGGTAATTTTAGTGGACCATGTTGAGATAATCTCAGTGTTTCCACTAAATGTTAGAATAACAAATGTTAATTGAAAAAGTAGTGCGACAATTATCCATGCACTAACAAATATTAAAAATAATTGAAAAATCCTATCAATTAAGGATTCTGTAAAGGTCTTTATCCCTTCCATAGTTTTTGATTTTTACGTTCGTATCCCAAAAACTTAAAGGAAACCTTTAAATCGTTAAGATACTTTTATTTATTTTGTCCATTTATAAATATCAGGAAAATGTTTAATCTGTATAATTAAAATGTTATTATTATAATGTATTTATTATTAAACATATCTAATGAGACTAGTCGAAATATTTAATTCAACATTAAAAACGCCATTTAAAGTAAAAAAAAATCTGAGTGCGGGTATAACACCAGTTGTCCCCGATAACTATGAAAGAAGTAATAGATTACGAGCAATTTTAATTAAAGATGTTGATAATGATTTACGTTATGTCAAAGTATCATTATTAGATAATAATTTACTGTTACCCGATAATTTTAGAAAATCCATCTATGACACCATTGTTGGTTTTTATAAGGTTGAAACCGATTTCCCAATAAATGATAAGGGGTATGTAACTGAACCAAAAATTGTTTCAGATAATAATGTTATGTTTATTTTTAACTTAACAAAAGAAGTTGACAGAGTCAGACAAAAATATTTTTTGGAATTGTGTGACAGAAATGGTGTAATTCATACTTTGGTTGACGCGTTAGAAGGGTATGATGAAAATGACTTAGAACGATTGAGTGATAGGGACATTAGGATACAAGGTCTACATGAAATAGTTGTTGTTGATAGAAGAAGTTTTATTTTTACAAAAACAGAAACAATTTAAATCCACATTTTTTTTTCTAATTTTTATTTCGTATGTTTGTATTGTTGTAACAATAACAATTGCCGAGGTGGTGTAAGGGTAGCCACGCAAGACTTAAAATCTTGTGGACAGATGTCCGTGAGGGTTCGAATCCCTCCCTTGGTACACGTACTATTATTCTTTAAAAAAATAATCGTAAACTCCTTTAATTTGGACCCATAGCTCAGTAGGTTAGAGCAACTGACTCATAATCAGTTGGCCCCTGGTTCGAGTCCAGGTGGGTCCACACAATATGATAATATGTGGTTATATGTTTTAATTTTCTTTTTTCAGGTATTATTCAATGTGTTTAAAACAATGGAAATTAAATATACCTATGAAAATAAAGTAAAAGAATTAGTTTTGAATTCTGTTTGGATTAACCTTGTTTCTCTTGGTTCCATTTATTTCTCATTAGAGAGATTATTTGCAAGTGATTGGGTTGTTATTGTGGTTTATATAAGTGGTAGTGTTTTTGGAAAATGGTGGGCTATGACACAGTTTGTAAATTATGAAAACAGGTTCTATCAATTCCTCAATAAAAAAAATAAAAAAATAATTTAAAAATTATTTTTTAAATAAAAAAAAATACTTATATTTGTTAAATAATTCAGGACAAAGGTTCTGAAAAAAAAGAAAAAGTTCTTTGAATTAAAAATATTGGCCGCCTATGGTCATTTAAAATAAACCATGAAAGTGGGATAAAGTGAATCAATTGGTTGATTGATTTGCGGTTTCAGTAATGGAACTCGAGTAGGCAAACAGAATATCATTAAACCTTAAGTACCGAGGGTAACACTATAGGGAAAGTGGTTTGATGACCAAGCAATCCGAGTTGTTTGGTTGAGGTGGGGACACCAATAAGAATAATCTGTAGAGTTATTACAAGAAGTAAGACCTCCAATCTTATAATTGTGTGATTCAATATGACGGGTATCTTAAAACCGAAAGGTATGATGAAAAACAGGTGGTGCTGTTGTCATCCTTAATTAAACTATACCAATGGTTTAGTTTTGAAGATGTCCAAAAATATGGTAGCAGGGATGTTACAGAGAGTAGTTTAGTATCAGGTCGTTCAAAAGATGGCTTGGCTGGCAGATGGGCCACTACTTTCCAAATTCGGAACCAAACAAACTTTGTTAAAATGGTTTAACAACTAATAGATACAAGGAAAAGTGCCCATCAGTCGTTGGAGACAGGTGACTACACAGTCGAGAGGGGTTCTCGGCCATGAAGGGTCCCAAGCCCAACATGATTTTTAAGAAAGTTCTCTAGTCCCGCAAGGATTAATTGGGGTGGCAACCTCGAAGAGTAATTAGTATTAAAAGAGTATCTAACGACTTAAGGATTGGTTAATCTAATTGACCGTCATTGACCGGTACATCTCAAAAGGATGTGGATGAGAGAAGAAACAATAATGTCTCGAAGTCGGTTGTTAAAACTTGTAATCTCAGAGTTTTTATTTTTTTCAATTTAGTAAAATTGAATGGTGGATGAGACCTCATATACTTTACGGTGTGGCCCCAAATTAAGTCAGAAATTTGTTTTTCTGACTTTTTTTATTTATATTCATATTATGAAAATTGTTTGTATATCTGACACTCACAGTCTCCATAAAAAAATGGAGAAATATGGAAAGTTACCAGATGGTGATGTATTAGTTCATACTGGAGATTGTACTAATGTTGGTAAACCTCATGAAGTAACTGAGTTTGTTCATTGGTTTCAAAATATTGAAGGTTTTGACACTAAAATATTCATTGCTGGTAATCATGATTGGGCTTTTGAAAATTATCGTTATCCTCATAACAAAGGTGATTACGATTGGTATCACAATTTGATGAATGGAGAGAATTTATCACAATCTGATGTTGTTTATTTGGAAGACAGTGGTTTTACAATAGAGTCCCCTGAATTTAGTAGACCAATTAAGTTTTGGGGTTCACCATGGCAACCCGAATTTTATAATTGGGCGTTTAATTTACCAAGAATGGGAGAAGAGTTGGAAAAGTATTGGTCGATGATTCCTGACGATACTGATGTGTTATTAACACATAGTCCACCTAATAATATTAGAGATTTTACACCAACTAATATATCAGTTGGTTGTGAATTACTTAGAGTTCGTGTTAATCAAGTTAAACCTTTATTACATGTATTTGGACATATTCATCACTCGCATGGTGCAGTTCTAAAAGATAATACTATGTTTGTAAACGCTGCAATTTGTAACGAACAATACGTACCATCAAATAAACCAATTGTCATTGAATTAAAGGAATATGACGGAGAAATAATTACAACATATGTCTAAGAATAATGAACCAGTAAGTGTTGTTATATCAACACGTAAAATTGATGATGAGTATTTAAAACATGTTGAAAAAATGTTTTCTCATCCTAAAACTGAAATATTAATTTATGAGAATGATGGTGTTAATTCTCTACCGGAGATTTACAACATTGGGTTAAATGATTCGAAATACGATATCGTTGTGTTTATTCATGATGATTTAATTCTTGAGACAAAAAATATAACACCAAAGATTATTAGATTATTTGATAAAAATCCTGATTATGGTATAATTGGGATAGCCGGTACAGATAACCTTATAAGTGGAATGTGGTGGCAAGATAGATCATCCATGTATGGTATTGTTGGCCATGAACATGAAGGTAAGAGACATGTTAATCATTATTCAAAGGGTGATTATAGTGAAAATCTAAAACAAGTGATTGTTGTAGATGGATTATTTATTATGGTCCACAAAAAAAGAATTAAACACACATTCAATCAACAATTTGAGGGATTTCATTTTTATGATTTACCAATATGTATTGAAAACCATTTAGATGGTGTTAAAATTGGTGTAACAACCAAAATTAAAGTCACACACAAATCTATTGGTATGGTTAATAAAAAATGGGAAAAAAATAAATTGTTGTTTGAAGCACTTTACGAGAAAAACTTTCCCGTAAAAATTTAATATATTTATGAGTAAAAAGTAAATGGGGGTGACAGGAATTGATTGACGTAGTTAGTCATACGGGGCACGTAGTCAAACTTCATCTATGACTTTAATCTATGATGGAACAATTTAAACGGCAACGTTTATTCACAAATGGAAGTATTGGGTCTTGTATCCACTCCTTCTACTGTAGAAGTAGCCTAAGGTAAAACTACAAATGGGTCGACTGGACATGTAACCTAGAAACAGAAGTCCTCTAAGGTGTGGTACCTACCCAAAAAGGTATAGCGGTCTCGTTCAGAGTGCTACCGTAGTATAAGTGAACTCGACACAGTTATTGGTAACGATGTCAAAATAGGAACCGAATATTTTGGAGAGTATGAAAAACTCTAACCTAAACGTGTAGTCCTTTATGGTTAGGACGGGCAAGACCAGCGTTCGAATCGCTGCACCTCCACCAGAAACCCACCTATTGGTGGGTTTTTTTATTAATATGGGTCTAAACAAACAAAGAGGTCTTTAGGACCCCTTTGTCGAGATTAGAACACCTCCTTTTCGTTTATTTACATTATCGACACACGGCGACCAAACCGTGGACTCAATTATAAATATCTAACGCAAAAAAAAAGTCAGAAGTTATTCTGACTTTTATTGTTTTTTTAAAACTGATTATGAAAAATCAGCAGTTCTTGAGACACCCTTAGGGACGTATGACTGAACCGCAGTTGTCAAACCTCTTGTATTTGGTGAAGTACTAGTAGTTGTTGTCGATTTTTGGTTAGATAGTCCTGAAATCGATGTATCGGGTAATTTTGTATCAGGTACACCTGGTACTACTTCTCCCTGACTTGCGGATCTTCGTTTTCTTATATCTAAAATTTGGTCTATTTTCTTCGAGGTATTCGTACCGACCTTCCCATCAGGATTTAAAGAATTTTTTGTTTGAAAATCTATTACTGCGTTTAACGTTTCTGTTCCAAAGTAATTCGTTGGTTTGACAACCGCAGAATAACCTAAATCAAGAAGTTTTTGTTGTAGTTCTCCGACTGCTGGAGATGTTACTCCACTTTTTAACACTCCCTTTCCACTTAATATGTCGTTATATGTTTGTGGTGATGCGGTTGTAACTTGTTGTTTTGTTTCTTCTGGTTTCCATTCTTTTGGAGTTGGTTCACCGGGTTTAGTAACAACAAAATCGGTTGCATTTGGTCCTGTTTTTGTTACTATCATTGCAGAATCCTCGTCTTTCATTGCTTGTGTGTATCCAGCTTGTTGTTGTGGTGTACTATTATAATTGGTAATTTTGAATTTTTTAATGAAAGGTCTTTGTCTTGCCGGTAATGACGGATTTCCACCAAGTCCAGGATCAGAGTCAACGTTAAATTTAGACTTCAACAATTTTTGTATTTTTTCAGCATCCGCAGAATTATCCTCCTCAAACTCATCATTTATTATACTTTGAAAAGATTTACCTACCTTATTCTGTAAAGTAGTTATAAAATTGAACAAAGTTAATCTATCTGGAATATTATTTAAAACTGCAATTATTCCGTCAATGTTTGTCCCCAACATTCCAGTAGTTGCCATTTTGAATGAGGACACACTTGAATCTACGTTTTTAAAAGAACTTTCCGATAATACACCATCATTTATTGACATCATTTTTTTAATTTTGGATATCTCCTCATTTAAAAGTCTACTATTTTGTTTCATTTTTTCCTTTTTTTCTATAAATATTGATTAGGTATATAATCTCGCCAATGTCTTTAACATAGACAAATTCATTAACATACTTGTTACTCCACCAGATTTCTCTTGACTTGTTTCAATTGATGACAATTCTTCAGGTGAAACACCACTTTGATTTACTACTTGTGAAAATTGTGGGTTATTCGCCAACGTATTTCTAAATTCTCCATCAGTTTCAAATTTTTGTTCAAACGCCTCCAAACTTGGTAAACCGAATATTTCTAAGACTCCATTTGCCATTATAAATTTTTTAACTAAATCTCGTCTATCTTTTCTTCCTTGTCTAACAACATTCCACCATCTGGATAACCATGTTTTTGGTTCCATACCTTTTTGAGCAACATATTTTGCTAACGCTTTTTCTTGGAAAAAACTTTTAAATCCCGTACTAAACTTACCACCCGCAGCAATTTCTTTACCAATTGTTTTTGGTAAACCCGATAAACTCTTAATCTCAGCAATAGCCATTTTGTTTTGGTCTATCGATTCTCTCATCCCTTTAGCCCATTTAGGACCCATACCCGGAATCTTTTCAACCTGACTTATTAATTGAGAAACTTTGGGGTTACCCAAATGCTTTTGAATTTTCAAATACTCCTGTGCTAGTTTTGGATTAGATTTTGCTAATTTCACAATGTCGTCAGCATTTCTCAATACAAGTTTACCTGCACCTGCGGATCCACGCAAAACACCTATAAATGGTTTTATAATAAAATCACCCACAGTTGGTATCAATGCAATTAACATTAATCCAGCATATAGATATTCTTTCTTTGAAATGTATCTTATAATTGAAATTATATCAAATACTTCTCCAATAACAGGTATAAAACCAGCAGCTAAAAGAACAGTCTCAACTGTATCTTCTTTCAACATCTGTCTTTGTTCTAAAATCTCTTTTTTTGTTATTTCCATTTTAGTGTATCATACTACAAAATTTATTTGATATTGCTTCGGAAACATTACTATCTTCAATAACCTCACCAAATAAGTTACCTAAATAGGTACTACCAATACCTTTAAAATCTAATGCATAGTTATTAGAATCTCCCCCAACTTCTTTTGAACCAATGTATCTAATTAGCATTGTAATTAATCTATCAGATAATTTGGGAAATGCATTATCACACTCCTCTTTATTTTTGAAGATTTTTAATAAGTCCAAAGGATTCCAATCAGCAAAAAGTTGTGAAGCAAATGTTGAAAAACTAGCATTGGCCCCAAATACTTCTTTTAATACAAATCTGATAATATATTCTTTTGCTGACGTTGCCAATGCATCCGTTAATGCGGATGTAACTTCAGTTTTTCTTAATTCATCAGGAACCAAGTTTTTTACACTATCAGGAATTTCAATCTCATCGATATCATACCCCTCATTAACTAAATTCTGTGTGATAAAAAGGTATCTTTCAATTAGATAATTACCATCTCTGATATCATCTAATTCACTGTATACTTCAGTTACACGTTTTTTTCGTTGTTCCTGAAGTATACTTGATACTATTGTTTTTATTTCATTCATTTTACTGTTGTTTTAACCAAACATATTTAGAACCGTATCTTTTTATGTCCTCAAGTTGTTTAATTCTTGTATAACCCAAACTAGATAAAGCGGAGTCTAACTTAGATAATTGTATTTCATTTAAATCAGGTCCCTTATATTTAATTCTATTATTTCCATCCTCACCTTTAATATTACCATTATCTTTTAATGCATTAAAGAATTGAGATGGTGTAGCTTCTCTTGCTTCTATATTTGGTAATTTAAGATTATCCAAATCAATTGGTGAAATAAACGGATTTCTTACAGGTAATTTTATCGGTTCTTCTTTTGTTCTTTCAGGAGTTGTTGTTGTACCTGTAGTATTAGAACTTCCACAAACCGTATCGATAATTCCTTGTGTAATTCCATTACTTGTATCAATATTTCTTTTCTCCAATGAACCTTTAGTTAAAGGACCAAATGCCGAGTCCGCTTTAATATCACCTAAACATTTCTGAAGTTTTCTAATTTGTTCTGATTTACATCCGAATTCATGTGGTAATGGTTTATCATTACAATCATAATATTGTCTTTTAGGTGTAGGTGTTGGTGTTACGTCGTCTTGTCCACCACCCCAAATAATATCGATACCATCTAAACCTACTTTATCACCATCCGTTGTTGAGGATGAACCACCACCTTCAATTTGAGATATTAGACTATTTAAATATTGTTTCGCCTGTACAGATTTTGGTGCAGATGTGAATATGTACTTAAGTGATTTTCTCAAATCACCAGTACCTAAACCTGAATTTTTGTATAATTCCAAGAAAGCCTTTCCCTTTCCATTATCAACATATTGTTTTAATAATGTACCTGCACTAATTAAATCACTTTGTGATACTGGAAAATCTAATAAATCGACCATTGTCTCGACATCAGTTGACAATTGATCATCAATCTGTTCTTCTAATTTAATCTCATTTAGAACACCTTTAATTAATGTTATAATTTTTGATTCATTGATTCCAATCACACCACTTTTACAACTCCAAGTACCCATTTCTGATGTTGATAAATTCTTAACTTTACCATCATTAGTAAATAAAATACCATCAGGATATGCTCCCCCTTTGTAAACAACACCAACACTACCATCATCGGCAGTTTCAATTTTACCTTCACCACTTTTTATTAATTTTTGAATACATTCTGCCCATTCACCACTATCCACAGGTTGTGTTTCTGGTATATCCGAAAACCCAATTCCATTTGCCACACAGAATGCCCATAATACTGCTGCCGGAATTCCAAGACCCACAGCCCATTTAACTGCGGTTGGCCAATTTCTAAAATTTTTTAATTCTCTAATTCTTTCTAATAGTGTTTTATTTTGTGCTGGTGGTATAGGAGTTGGTCCTGTTTTATTTTTACCACCACCACCTAATGGTTTTCCACCCACGACTGCTTTACCATCTTGAATGACAAGTTTACCATTCACAATGGTACCGTTAGATTTCATTTGTGCAACAATCTCTTTTATTGATTCGTCTGCATAACCCTTACTTTTAAGAAAATCACTTATTTCTTTTGTTGTCGTTTTATTATTTTTAATAAAATCATTTAAAACACTAGCGTCTTTTGCAAAATCGGTTGCAATTGCCTTTCTTAAGGATGGGTTTGTGCTGGTAGATTTTAAAAAAGCCTTCTCAACTCGCGCCATCTCTTTTCCACCAGTTAAAGTTCCGTCTTTTATTGCTGTGAATATATCATCTGCGGTTGAAAGTGATTTATTACCAACCTTTATTGGATTACTTTGTAGTCCAGCGGCCACTTCCATATCTTTAAACGCTTTTTGTGTTGATGATGAAAGTGATGCGAAATCTGCAGCAAGACCGACTTCTTTACCTACATTAGTACCGGCTTTTAACCCTCTAATTTCATCTAATTCGGAATTTGTTTTTCCTTTTATTTTTTTGGTTGAGGATTCCTTTAAATTACCACCAACAATGTTGATTAGACTAAAATTTTTCATATTATTTTTTTATTTTATACACCACCATATGTTTCTGGTGTTTCTCTGTTATTTGCAAAATATATTTCAGGAGACGTTTCGTCACTAGTATTTTGACTTGTTCGTTCTTTCCATTTTTGATATGTACCGAATGCCGCTATCGGAACCCCAACATTCACAACTTGTTGTGCTGCAATACCTGCTTTTCCTCCACCTAAAGCCGTTTTAACTGCTCTTCCAGGTGCACTAACAGCATTGAAGGTTCCCTTTAGAATTGACTTAATAAAATTCACCATCATTGTTATAAATTTACCAACAGCACTAAAGGCACCCTTTAAAAAATTATAAATACTTGGTGCGTTCTTCTGTAAATGTGTTGAAGCTCTTTGCATTAAACTACTAGCTCCACTTGTAGATTTTAACATATTTTCTAATATTCCTGTTAATGTTTTGTTTGATTGAACCGATTTTACTATTGCCTCAGAAGTAGTACCGAATCTTTTAATTAATCCGTTTATTATGACTCTTCCACCCTTAGCAGCAATACCGGCAGTTACTAAACCTAATATATCAACACCAAAAAAGAGTAATCTCCACCCCATGGATAAATTAGGGTCCTCATAATTACCAGTAATAAATTCATAAACGTCCAACGCCACAACAATTGCCCAAGGAATCCACTGTACACCCTTACCAATACCAGTTGCCACTAAAATTGCATCTAATAATAACCCAAATGGGTTATAAAGAGCGGATCTAATACTTCTGGCAACATATAGTATACCTTTACCAATAAGACTAAGTGCTTTTTTCCAATCACCATCCTTTATATTTGTGTATAATTTTTTAAGACCGTCAATTGATGTTGTTGTAAAATTTTTAATACCCTGAACAGTACCCTTTGCAGTATCTACTGCCCAATTTCCTAAATCAGTGAAGACATTTTCGTTTAAAAGTTCTTTTACATATGGCTTTAAACTAGCCATATTTTGATTTGATTCGGTAATTAAAAATGAATTAATTAATGTTAAAGCCGATTCCTTTATTTCTTGGGGTACGTTTGTTGCAACCTCAAAAGAATGTTTCAAGAAAAACTTAAAATGTTCAAAGTTTTCCCAAATATTACCAATTTTTGTTTTATTCTCAATATCAATTAAATCATCAAAAAATATACAATATTTTTCATCAGGAGATAACCAATCGGATATTACTACAGATTCGGGTAGTTGTGGTCTTCCATAAAGACCTAATATCCTATTTTTTTCATTCTCAGTAATGAGGTTCCTTGTTTGAACTACCATAGTTTTTTATTTATAAATATTCTATTTCAATGGGTTTGCTTTTCCTCTTTTAAGTACTGAACCAACAATGTCAGACCACTTTGTTAATCCAATTTGATTTCCCGGCCCTCTAGTTACTCCACTCTCCCATTTACCCACTTGTGGGTATCCTGCACCTCCCGATGTGGTTGCATCACTAGTAGTTTCCCCTTGTTCAGTTAATTCTTGATTTTCTTTTATATTTCTTAGAATTCCCTTAAACTGTTTTTCCGAAATCTCTATTTTCATAATATATAAATAGTGGAAAAAAGTTTTGAAATTAGTTATGGTAACCAAAAAATAGTTTTTTTATGTGAGTTTTTAAATGAAAAATGTGAAAACTATTCATCATAAATGGTTTGATCCATTTTTGCAAACATTTTGATAAATTGTCCTGCCTTTGCATTTGCTTCATCCTCAATCTCACCACCAATATCAGGTGGTCTTACTTCCAATCTACCCTGTTCAAACTGTTTGTGGTGGACGAGTTCATGTGCTATACTTCTCATAACATCGACTAATGCACGGTTTTTACTTGTTACCTTAATAATTTTGTTCTCTTTGGTGTAGTCGTAATTGGCAGTCGTTTTTAAACCTTCTCTGTGATTCTGTACGGAGATTGTTGGAATGGTTTCCAACTTTAATTCGTCCTTTACAAATTTTACGAATTTGTTTAATTTTTCTTTTTTATCGTCACTTAAAAATGCCATAATAATAAATATCGGAAAGTTACTTCTCCATTAATATCAACACCAACTAAGAAATTTTATTTATATATCTTGATAATAAAAAATATGAGGTAAAAAAGACTCCCGATATAAAATACATAATGATATTTGCGCTCCAAATACTTTCTGTTATCGATATTAAATAATATTGTACAATATCGAAACCAAAAGGAAGAAAAAACATTGCAAACATTAGAGAAGTGTCTTTGTAAAACATAAGTCTCTTTTCTCTGTCTTTTAATTTTTTTAATCTGTTCACCATCGGGGTCCATGCAACGGGGGTTTATAAAATTATGTTAGAACAACTTTTTAATAATAAATATGATTAAAATTACAATGGTGGAAAATAAAATTTATTATAGTGATTCAAAATTTCATTGTACATTGAAACATTTCGATTATATTGATGAACGATAGAGTATAAATCATTATCCTTATTTCTAACAATTTTATTCCCTACTATTTGTATACCTTTAAATCTACATTTATCAATATCGTTAAAATGTACATGTAAATGTGCTGCTAATGGTAATTCATCTCTAACCGTATGTACTTTGATTTTCTGATCGTGGTAAATTAATTTCAAAATTAATGCTTGGTCGACCCCATAAATTCCACGTTTAAATTCATCCATCCCTTCAAATTCCTTTATCACAATATCTGCAAACTCAGATATTTTTTGTGGTGAACCATACATAACTCCACAATTTAAAACCTCATATGAACTTAAAAAATTTTTCATACTTTCTCCATATACATTACCAATTACATTTCTATTCCATTCCTGATCACCAATGATAACTCCTTCAGAAGATAAAACTATTTTGTCTTGTGGTAATTTATTTAGAATATCAAATGGATTATTTTGTATGTAAATGTCCGAAAAATCCATACATAGAATTTTTTCATAATCATTAGATAACCCAAATTCTTTATATGCAACTAATCTATCAATAAAAAGATTTTTGAACGTTGACTCTCTTTTAATTACCCTCAACCCAAATGCCTCAATTTGATTAACAACGTCTTTATTTTCTTCTGTTGATGCATCATATACAACCATATCATAGTTATATGATGAAAAATATGAAACACTTTTAATGAATGGATATATAGTATTTTTATTTAAATTTTTAATATATGCCAATATCACATTTTTATTTTTGTGATTTTTGGGGGATATTTTTAATGGTGTGACGTGTTGTCTATAAATCGATTCACCAATCTTCTCCAATGAATGAGTCTTACCAAATTTATTAAAATCAAAGATTGAGTCAATATTTCTATTATGTGGTACTTGTAGTAATTTGTAACTATTACTATAATTTACTGCAACAAATTTTCTTTCATGATTTTGGTAAGTTGCGTCAAATTTTACATCATACTTTTCTAATTTTGTTACATCAGTTAGTTTATAATGTATTTTGGAGAATTTGGCATTTAAATCATTATCCTCAGCACCCCAACCCCAAAAACCATTTCTATAACCACCAACCTTCAAAAAATCATCCATTTTCATAAGACAACTACCATAATCACCCATATTATAATAAATTTCATTATTTTCAGGATAAGACCATTCACCATCAATCGGGTAAATGTCAACATGATGGATATAGAGATATTTGTAATTTGATTTCTTTTTAAAGTTTATTAGAGAATTACACGTTAGACCGGCATTCCAATCTCCAATATTATCTAATTCGGCAATTAATATGTCATATGATATATTTCTCTCATTAAAATATTTTGGGGTCTTTTCTAAAAATGTTTCTAAATGTTTTTCTCTATCTCTATATGGAACAACTATTAGTATGTCCTTATCTTTTGGTTTCTCAAATGTTTTATTTTTAAATGAAATATTATTTAATATTTCAAATTCAGATAAAGACCTTTCAGAACCTAATTTATATTGTCCGTCATAATCGTCACCAAAAAGTTTTTTCTCAGCATATCTATTAGAGTTGTTTTCTCTATGCATAGAATCCGAATTTTCCGCGTAATGGGTCATTACACCCGTTGTATTGTATTTGTGCCATATTAAACATTCAGGAGTACCAAAAAAATCCCAACCATGTGTGAAACCACGATATGTCTGGTCACTCTCTTCGTAATTCCAAAATAAATTCGGGTCATACGGAACTTCTTTAACATATTCAATTGGTGAGAAAAGAAATCCAGCAGCAATCGTAGTACCTAAAATTGGTTTGTTGTCTCCATTTTGTAAATCACAAAGACCTTTATTCATCCCCACACCAAAAGATGAACAAGCCATTCTATTTAAACCTCGAATTTCATTTTTTATTATATTGTATGGTTTTTCATCATTTTCTAAATTGTATGGTGATGGATAAAAGGTCAAAACCGGTTTTAAACTATTACATTCGTTTAAGTAAAATTTAAATTTCTCATCCCAATCCTTAGCAAATTTCATATGAGAATCAATCTGTAAATAATACTTTTCGTTCTCAATATACGTTTGAATTTTGTGTCTAACCCAAGATACTCCCTTAGTATGTCGATAATCAACCGAATAAACCTCAACTCTTCTATCGTCAAAAAAAAACTTGTGGTGGTCAAATTGTGTGAAATCAGTCTGATTAAAAACGACACATCTTATTTCACTTGGATTTTTTGCATTTTCATAAAGACTATTCAGTGTATTAATTAGTTCACTATCTTTGTATGAAGCGATACTTACAAATATTTCGTAATTTTTCATTAAAACTTTTATTTTAAATATACTATTATTTTTAAGTATGGTGTAGTGAAAATTTGGTTTTCCTATTTTTTTTATTTATTATTAAGTAATAAACGCAAAAAAATATGCCAAAAGTATATCAACCAATTGTCATCGAAGAAGCCGAAAATCTATTAGAGGGGTTGAAAGACTCAAAATTCTTTGAAGAGTATGAAATAACCGATTTAACATTCGCTAAGGAATATCTTTTAGAAATTATGACTGAAAAGTATATTTCTGGGTTAATAGGTGATTTTGATGGGGAAAATGGTGAACTTTTTACTGAAGAAGAGTTTAGTAAATTACTTAAGGAAATAGTTGCCGGTAGTATACTCAATTCATTAAAAGAAGAAGGATACTTAAATTCTTATGAGGACGAAACAACTGAAGAATTGTTTTTTTTAACTGAAAAGGGTAAAAAACATTTAGAGGATTTGAATAACGGTATAATAGACTAAAGTTTCATTTTTTAAAAAAATAATATGCCCTACTTAAATACCCCAATACCTATTGTTGAGGCTTACATTCGAGGTAATTTCTTAAGGAATCAAGAAGATTCTTTCGATAAGAAGTTTCCGTGTTATATTTTCGGAATGTCCTCAATCCCCGCTCAAGCACCACTATTTCACTTTATGATGGAAGATGGTGGTATATGGTGGAGAATGCCAATACATGCATTTTGTTGGAAAGAAGATGCACCGCAACAAGAACTAGATGAACTTGTTTTATGGGATTCTTTCACATATCATGTGGGAGTAACGGCATTTCCAATATTGAAGAATAAAACTTGTAAATTCACCTCAAGAAGAAGAATACAATATTCTGGACGTTATTTGTTTACGTTAGATTGGGGTAGTTCTGACGACATGAGTGACACTGATTTCGGGCTCAGTGAATTCCCATCTCAACACAAATGTGGACATTTTATACAAATGGATAATGGTAATTTTGCAATTCAACCCAATAATCGGTTGATAATGCATGACCCATCTTTTACGGTGAAACAAGATATTGTTATACACCGAAAATATAATACGACCCTTTGGACTGCAGAAAGAAATGGAAGATGGGTAACTCCCGATACCGATGTGTTCAATTACGACCACACTGATTTGGAGGCCGGCGAATCGAACAAAAATCGTTCAGATGAATATGATAAATTAGATTTAAAGTATCAAAATGAAAATAATATTTGACCACTCAAATGGTTATGTAAAAAATGATAAAGTTTTTTGTGAGGCGTTTGCTTTACCTGAGGGGGAAACTGAGGATGAACTTTTAAAACTTGGATATCTACCGAACTCTTTTACAAATTATTGGTATCAAGCAAAAAGTTGTAGAATTAACAGTGAAAAAGTTGTTTTATCGAAGAAAAGAGAAAAATTATTATCTCAACTCAAAATAGAGATAATACCTTATTCAGAAAATAAAAATGATGTTGATTTATTTTTCAAGGATTACTTTAAACGGAAAGGATTTAATCTAAAAGAATATTACATAAATAATTCAAACTACGATAACTTAAAAGTCATGAAAGTTATCTTGAA